GCTATACCAAGAAAGCGAGGAACCAAGCACGAAAGCAGAAAGCATATACCGTTATCATTTTTAATGAGCTCGGAAAGCCAAAGGCTTGAATTGTTGGCCGGGCTTATGGATTCGGACGGATGCTATAGCAGAGAAAAAAACTCTTATTGCATAACCCAAAAGAAGATAGAAATACACCAAGGAATAAAAAGGCTTTGTAATTCACTGGGATTTAGAACAACAGAAAGTAAACGATTAGTTAAATATAAAACAGGCGATTACTATACAAATACAATCACTATTACCGGCGATTTGTGGCGCATACCATGCAAAATACCAAGGAAAAAAGCCAAAAAAGTAAGCGATAAAACCGAATACCTAACCAACACTTTGAGAATTGAGGATATAGGCGAAGGTGAGTATTGCGGTATAACTTTAGATGGCGACCATTTATATTTATTGGCCGACCATACAGTTACGCATAATACATGGGACGCCGCCGGCTTCGCTATATTCCTAGCAGCAAACTATAAAGTTAAGTTTCTTTGTATGCGGCAATTTCAATCGAAAATAGCCGAATCGGTTTACGCGATACTAAAGCAGCGAATAATCGATTTTGATTTGCGCGACGAATTTGAAATATTAAAGTCTACAATCAAGCACAAACAAACCGGCGCGGAATTTCATTTTTACGGCATACATAGAAACATAGAAGAGATAAAGGGCTTTGAAGGCGCCAATATTGCGTGGATTGAAGAGGCCGAAGGTTTAACCAAAGAGCAATGGAAAATAATAGAGCCCACAATACGACAGGAAGGCGCGGAAACGTGGATTTTATACAATCCCAAGCTAGTATCTGACTTTGTAGAAACGTTCGTTGACGACCCAAAAAACGGTATTATCGTTCGCCAAATCAATTACGACGAAAACCAATTTTTATCACAAAAGATGCTTCGGACTATTCGCAAGTTACGCGAAGAGGATTACGAAGAATATAGGCATATTTATCTAGGCGTACCACTAGACGACGACGACCGCGTTGTTATAAAGCGATCTTGGATTAACGCCTCAATCGATTTACATATAAAATTAGGAATAGACGACAGCGGCGAAAACCGGCTTGGCTTTGATGTTGCCGACAGCGGAAAAGACAAAAACGCATGGGTACACACCAAAGGCATTGTTAATTATTCGGGCGATCAATGGAACGGACTAGAGGACGAGCTTTTAAAATCATGTACGCGAGTTTATAACAAGGCCATAGAAGTTGGCGCGACTACGGTTGGTTATGATTCGATTGGCGTTGGCGCTTCGGCCGGCGCAAAGTTTGCAGAAATAAACGAAGAGCGATACGAGGCCGGCATTGCTCAAAAAATAAGTTATTTCGATTTTTGCGCGGGCGCGGGCGTCATTGACCCCGAAGGGTTTTACATAAATACGCCCGAAGTAAAGATTACTAATCAAGATATGTTTGATAATTTAAAAGCGCAATCCTGGTGGCTAGTGGCCGATAGGTTTAAAAATGCCTACAATGCCTTAAAATACTTTGAAAATAGAAAGCTTGAAGGAATGACCGACGAAGAGGCCCGCGAGGGAATGCCCTTCGACCTTTCGGATATAATAAGTATTAGTAGCAGTTTTCCAGATTTAGCCAGTTTAGTAACGGAGCTATCAACACCAAGACGAGACTACGCCAAAAATGGTAAAGTAAAAGTAGAAAGCAAAGACGACCTTAAAAAGCGCGAGATAGAATCGCCAAACTACGCCGAAGCTTTTATTATTGCCAATTCACCAAGAGAGATAAAACGAAAGGGGTTTTTCGATGTTAAATGGTAAGCTAAAGCAGTTTTTAAGCCTTCCAGGTTGGATGCGGTTTAATAGGTCCGATATTGACGAGGCTGTAAAGAAGGCATTAGACGAAGCCGAAGCCACAAGAGAAAAAGAAGAGGCGGCCCTAGAGTGGTGGCAAAGAAAAGAATTTAAAACAAGAAACCCCGAAACCGGACAATACCAAAACCCTTTCGACATAGTTGCGCCGAAGTTTAATTTTTTCGACGGCGAAGGCAACGACCTAAGCGGCGCCGAAGTAATGGGCGCGGCAATGGATAACCTAACCAAAGAAGTTTTTACAAACGACTACGACCCAAACAACGGCAAACAATTTGGTATTCGTGGAATTCTACCAAACGAAATAATTTGTTATTACGCCGCTCAAGCCTTCATAGGGTGGCAGAATTGCTCAATTATAGCGCAACACTGGTTGGTTGCTAAAGCTTGTGGCATGAAGGGAAAAGACGCGGTACGCAACGGCTATCGTATAACGTGCGATGGCAAAGACACGCTAACGAATGAAGATATAGAGCAAATAGAAAAATGGGACAAAGCTTTTAATATAAAAGGCAATTTAACCGAGGCCGACAACTTTAAAAACGTATTTGGTATTCGTCATGTTTTATTTAAAGTCGAGTCAGACGACGCCGACTATTACAAGAAACCATTTAACCCGGACGGCATAACGCCTGGAAGCTACCAAGGAATGTCGCAAATAGACCCTTATTGGATGGCCCCTCTATTATCAGGCGATAACGTTAGCGACCCCACTAATATAAATTTCTATAACCCTGAATTTTGGACCATTGCCGGTAAAACCTACCATTACACGCATTTCGTTATTTTATACGGCCCCGAAGTATCGGACGTAATGAAGCCTTCGTACCAATACGGCGGCCTTCCATTAACCCAACGGATAATGGAAAGAGTATACGCGGCGGAAAAAACAGCCAACGAAATACCAATATTAGTAATGAGTAAGCGGCTTAGTGTTCGTAAAATGGATATGCAAGCGGCCGTGGCAGATCAAACAAACTTTCAAAAAGCTATGGCTAAGTTTGCAGAAATCCGCGACAACTTCGGCGTTTTTGCTATGGGCGACCAAGAAGAGTTTCAACAATTTGAAACATCATTGGCCGATCTTGACGAATGCGTTATGACTCAATATCAGTTAGTTGCCGCAATTTCAGATATGCCCGCCGTAAAGCTTTTAGAGACAACGCCGAAAGGGTTTAACGCTACGGGTGAATTTGAAAACGAAAGCTACCATGAAACACTAGAAACCATACAAGAAACCGATTTAACGCCAATAGTTGACCGCCACCATTTATGCTTAGCCAGGTCCTTAATTATACCGAAACTAAAAAAGCCCAAAGACCTAAAGTTTTCACATGAGTGGAATCCATGTACGGTTGAGTCGCCAGAAACACGAAGCAAAATTAACCTTAATGATTCGCAAGCGGCTAAAAATTATAATGAAGTTGGCGCGATTGACGCCGATATGGCCTATCAAAAAATAACTAAGGACCCAAACAGCGGTTACGAGTCAGTTGATGGCGGAGAGGAAGCGCCAGGCATAGAGCTACCGGAAGCCAAATAAATGGAATTTAACCACCACCAACAACAGGCAATAAAAAAGGCTCATATAGACGGCGGCACCTACCTTGTTGGAAAGCCGCTAGCGAATAACGCACCAACGGAAAGGAGGTACGTTAAAAAGCTTGAGGGCATAGCCACGGCCGTAACTGATTTGGTTAGCGCCGAAGTTCACAAGTATTACAAGCGCCCCGAAGTGGTACAATATTTCGCAATGGATAGCGTGGCCGGCGATGCTAGCGAATTATTCGTAACGCTAAAAATGACCATTGATAAAATGACCGATAGGTTGGCGCCAGAATACGCCGAAGAAATGCTAGCCGCCGCAAACTCACAAAGCGCCAGGGCAAGCGAAGAGGCGTTACGACACCTAAGTGACGGATTAACGCTAAGTTCGCCAACCGGAAAATTACTAGAAATAATAGAGGCTAGCGTTGCTGAAAACGTACTCTATATAAAATCAATACCCTTTGATTATCTAAAGAATGTTGAAGGTCATGTTATGCGCTCAATTGCCGAGCCAAACAGCGGCGGAATGAAAGAGCTAATTAAAAATTTAGACGGCATGCTAGACAAGCAAAGCAAGCAAATACACAACAAGGCAAAAAACTTAGCGCTAGACCAGACGCGAAAGGCTTATAACAATTTAAACGCTCAACGCATGCAAAGCGCCGGTATAGAGGAATTTATATGGCGCCATAGCCACGCCGGGCAGCGGCCTAGGGATTGGCATAAAAACATGTTGGACGGCCGCGTTTTTGCTTTTAATGACCTACCAGTTATTGACACCAAAACAGGAGAGCGCGGAATACCCGCCCAGGCAATTAACTGTAAATGCTACATGGTCCCGGTAATAAAAATAGCCGGAGAAACAGCCCCGCCGCCGGACCCTATTGCATGGCATCAATAATTAGCTATAATCAAATCTAAATATTTAATTTACTTTCACATAAACAACAGAAAGTAAAGCGTTTCTAATACTAATTGTAAATAAAAAAGTTTACCTATAGATGAAACACGGAACAAACACAGCTAGAGAGTACGACTCGCAAGGGTGGTATGAAATAAAAGATACACCGCTATCTAAGGCGGGCATCTTTGACTATCTAGGCTCTGAAATCGGAGCCCCTAAGCCAAATAAAATTTATCGCGTTTACCGCCCCGCCGAAGAGTTAAGCCACCCCGAAGCAATAGAATCGTTTAAGTTGGTTCCGTGGGTTAACGATCATACAATGCTTGGCAGTAAAGGCATATCGGCCGAAAAGAAAGGTGTTGGCGGCGTTACCGGCCAAGATATTTATTTCGAGGGCGACACTCTTTATGGGAACATAAAACTCTTTTCTGATTCAATGGCCCAAGCTATCGAAAAAGGAAAACAAGAGCTTTCACTTGGCTACGGTTGCCAATACGACTTTACACCAGGCCACGCCCTAGGCGAAGCTTATGAGGTTGTACAGCGCCGTTTCAGGGGGAATCACTTGGCTTTAGTGGCTAATGGGCGAATGGGTAAAGAAGTTCGCGTATTAGATCAAGAATCAATTTTAACAAACGATAGTTTGGAGATAGTGGACACTATGAAGAAAAATATTAGACAGGCTAAAAAAGCTTTGCCGGGTGCCATCGCAACGGCCGCTGCTTCGCATGCTGAATTTATAGGTATGGACTCGGCAACATCAGAAGCAGACCGCATACGATTAACGGCGGCTTATGCTTCAGATTCGGCCGAAGTTGAAGACCTAAAGGCAATTATAGGCACTGATAACGTTGCCGAAATGCCTAAGTTTAACGCGGAAGGTTACGACAAAGACGGCTACGACAAGGATGGTTACAATTGCGACGGCATGAACGCCGAAGGCAAGAAAAAAGAAGCCGCGAAGCCCGCTAAATCGGCCGGCGATAGCGACGACAAAGTTTTAGCGGCTATTGGCGAGCTTAAAGATGGTTTCGACAGCAAGCTTGGGGAAATGCAAAAAACAATCGACAGCCAAGCGGCCGACATTAAGGCGCAAGGCGAATCAATGGATAGCGGCGTAATAATGCAATCTATCGGAGAGCGCGACGCACTAGCGGCCCGCGTTTCTAAATATACCGGCGCTTTTGATCATTCGACAATGACCACTAAGCAAGTCGCCCACTACGGTTGCGACCATGCAAGCTTGAGCGTTGAGTGTGAAGACGGCCAAGAGCTAGTATCTTTAACGGCTACGCTTAACGCTCTAGATAAAATGCCTAGTAACACCGTTCGCGTTTCAATGGATAGCGCTTTACCTGGTGGTAGCGGCAACTCTTCAGCAAATCACAACGTTATCGACGGCATATTTAAAGCCGGCTAATAACTAAAACCGCGAGGGGTTAACGCCCCTCTTTTAATAACTTTTCGGAGATAAACGAAAATGCAAACTTCAGTAAATATAAATCAAGCGGTTGGCGTTGTTGGCGACATTATGATTAATGGCCCGCAACGCGGCCAACCAGGTATTTTGGCGTCAACCGACGCAGCGAAAAACGTAATCGGCCGCGCCGCTTATCATGTTGCAGATAGTGACCTAGAGGTTACAGTTGGCGACACTACCCAAGGCGACGTTTTAGCGGGTATTCTTGCGAATGCTAAGGCTTACGCCTCTTACGGTACGGCGGCAGACGGACCACTAGCGCCAACGTTGACGCTAGCCAATAACGTTAATATTGAACTATTAACCATGACTTCGGGCGTATTAGTTAATCTGACTAATGTTAATGCGAGTAATCCGCGTATCGGTTGGTTGGTTGGCTCTTTGATTGCTGACGGCACATTACGCGCCTTCGTAGATCAGGCGGCGCTAGATGCGGCGACGACATACCAGGCCGTACCGGTTGGCGTTGTAGTACGAAATAACGTTGAAGGCTCAACAGCTAACGGCGTTTTGGCAATCATGCAAATGGGCGGCTAAGCGCTACCTTTAAACCTTAGCTTTTCGGAGTATTAAAAATATGTATAACACTATTGAACGTTCACATTTTACACCGCGCGAGGTTGCCCCGGTTGTAATGACAGGCGACGCGCAAATACAGGCGGTTTGCCAGGCTTACGACCACCTTTGCAATTACGGCATAAACCTACAGGCTTCGCACATTGATGCAATGATGCGCCAAGTTAATTCAATGCACGAAGCAATGGGCCAAGATAGCGCGCTACAAGCACCGACAACGACGGGCTCTATTGCGTCGCCAGTTCAGTTCTTGCAAGCTTGGCTACCTGGTTTCGTTGAAATCATAACAGCGGTTCGCCGTATTGACGACTTGATTGGTATCACCAACCAGGGCGATTGGGAAGACGAGCAGGTTGTGCAGGGCGTACAAGAAGTAATGGGCACAGCTACCCTTTACACTGACTACGGAAACACCAACCAATCAGATTGGAATCTAGAATTCGAGACGCGCAATATTGTTCGTTACGAAATGGGTATTACGGTTGGATCACTTGAGCAAGCACGCGCGGCAAAAGTTCGAGTTGATGCGGCACAATCCAAACGAGGCGGCGCGGCGCGTGAGCTTGAAATATTGCGTAATAGCGTTGGTTTTAACGGCTTCAATGGCGGCGCAAACCGTACTTATGGCTTTCTAAACGATCCAAATTTGCCGGCTTACGTTACCGTTGCAGATGGCGCGGGTGGTACGCCTCAGTGGTCTACTAAAGACTTTCAAGAGATTAAAAACGATCTTTTGGTTGGCTTCCAAACATTAAGAACGCAATCTAGC